TAATGTATTTCCCCCCGCAACATAGTTTGTACCGGATACTTCGTTAGTAACCGAATACGCTGTAGTAGCCGCACTTAAAGTTGCACTAGAAGTATACAATGCTATTTTAAATACTTGGGATGTATCTCCACTAAAATCCATCTCTCCATCTAGAAGAGCGATTTTAAATGAAGTACACATTGCTTGTGTAATTGCCATGTTATGTTTCCTTAGCTAACTGGTGATCTGTATTGCCCAGAACGATACGTATCTTCGCGTAGTTTCCCATCACCAAGATTCTTTAATAGACCCATAGATAGTACAAACATCTTCTCGTAGTTACCTATAATATCTGGTTCGCCTTTCATAAATCTTATGGCTTCTACTAGCGCTCCATTTAATAACGCAGAGTCAAATTCATTACCTAGCCACGTAGTGCCAGCAGTTACTATAGATTCCGGGTAATACCCGTAGTGTAGCTCCATAGAGTAGTTACTGTTAGGAGTAGGGCCGACTATAAAAGAATTGTCATCAAAGTAAGCGTAGTGTTTAGGTACCCCCGTACCCGTATTATTTGGGTATGCTTCTCGGATAAAATTAACGTCTTTGTTCAATAAGTAAGTGTAGTCGCCACTACCGTCTATAACCGCTAAAGAATAAGACCATAAAAAGTCAGTGGGTATCCCTAGGTACTGAACTCCGGTACTTAGTGTGCCAGTAACGTTTTTACGCAGTGCAGGTAGCTGTACAGAGTTGTATATTTTTTGTTCAGCTTGTTGCGTAAACATAGCGAGCTGTTCATCTGTGAACGTGTTCTCACAAATGTCTTGGATATTGGTTTTTAGCTCGGTATAGTTCATAGGTTACGCCATAGGGCCACGGGCATATAACCCTTTAGTCGCACAGCCAGTGCCACGGACTTTTGTGCCCGAGGTTTTAACCCCTTCCATATTCGGTTTAGGAGCGTGCCCACAAGGTTGCACTCCTTTGTCTTTGATTACTTTCACTTCCTTCATGCCAAATACGTTCATTATTGTGTTCCTATTAAGTTGTTACCGTAACTTCACCTATCTTACCACTAAGTACTAGGGCATTAGGCGTTAAGCTATATGGGTCAAACCCCCCACCTACTGGATTCCACCCCCACTGTATATCTCTGCTACTGTAGTCTCCTGCCTCTCCTAAGCTAGTATCCGGTCGAGGGTCGCGTAGAGCTTGCGGGTCATTAATAGGAAACTCGCCTAACCTTAGCTGGGGTTGGTCTTCATTCCAACACTCAGGACAGGCTTTTACGTTGGTATCCCTGTTTTTAACTATAAGACTTCGTAACTCTTTTAGCTTATATTCCCAACCGCATATATCGCAATACGCTATAGCCTTCTTACTGGAAGCAAATTGACTAGCCACGGCTATAAATACCCCATACGCGGTACAAACCTAACTGATGCTTTCTCCCTGTCTTCTCCTGCGGCTAGCTGGAATTGCTCATCGTATATAGACTTTAACATACCAACCCTGTCTACTAACTCAGGTACTTTCATAGCTATATAGTAAGCTAATCCTGCTACTAATACCGGAAAGAATCTAAAGTTCATGTCTGAGGTCTGTACACCACTCCCAGCGTCTTCAATCCTACGCATACGCCAGTAGTACAGTGTGTAGCTATCATTGTCCGGTACAGGCCAGACGTTAACTTTTGGGGCGTCTCGTAACCGCTCTATGTAAAGCTGGATTGGCCTGCCTTGGGTTAATTTGTTTGGGATACTAGCGTAAGTACTTACACTAATACGACTTAGGGTAAGATCAGATTGTGTGGATACATTGCCGCTGTTCGTGCGTAACTGATGTTCTAACAGGTCTATAGTATCCGCAGGTAGGTCGTACTGCCCAGTCCCTTGGGTAAGGGGAATAGTACCGCTGTCTATAGTCCACATGTTAATACCACGGTTCTGCCACTCAATAGTGAGCAGATTCATAGAGCGCCGAGCAGTCTTGAGGTCGTAGCCAGAACGCATTTCACGCCCAGCCCGTTCCCACGATTCCTCGGCAATCTCCGTGAAGTCCATGTTAAACGCTGTAGTTCCTGACGTAGCCATTATTTTTCCCTACGTGTTACCGCATTTTACAAGCGCGTACGCCCTTAGTAGCTTTACCTACGCCACGAACTTTACCACCTTTCTTGTAAGCCTTAGCCATCCCACCACATTTCATTTCAGGGCGACGGGTTTTGCCCTGCTGCTGGTTTAAGTAATCTCGCAGGCTTAACCCAGAGGCTTCTAATTCTTCTTTAGTGACCGCTGCTTTTTGTGTACCATCTTTACCAATAAACTTGTCTGCCCCACGGCTTTTTGCTTCCCCGACAGATTTAGCCATCCCTTCAGCGACCATACCGGGAGCAGTAGCAGCTTCTCGGCGCATCATATCCGCAACGGGGGGTTTAGCCGTGCCTGTCATACCTTTTGGGTTTACGTTAGCAGGAGCGGGGGTGGGGGTTGTCAAGTCCTTAGCTTTAGTTTGCTGGGCCTTTCTTACGCCGGGAGCAGCCATTGTAGGTGTAGCCCCACTAGTTCGTTTAGCCTGCATTTCTTTTGAGGTAGGCATAGCCTTTTTAGGGCGGTTCACCATGTCACGCATAGCGTCCGAAGATACTCCGGGGCTAGCGGCTTTTGCTTTCCCGCGTTTGGCTTCGGCTTTTGCTTTGTCTGCGTATTCCCGAGCCATAGTATAACTATCTTTTTTCTTACTTTTTTTCTTGTCCTTATCGGTACTACTACCATCGCCAAAAAGTTGTTTAAACATGTTACGCATGATTTTTGTCCCCTACCATTTAACTTTGTCGGCCCAGTACGCTGCGGAGGACTTCCCCTTGGCAATATTTTTACCGTGCCTAGACTTAAAAGATTTACGTTTAGCCTTCATTTTTGAAGACTCGCCCTGTTTGGGCTTACCCGCAGTGCTTGCGCCTTGTTCCCCAAAACGTATTACCTTCTCTTCCCCACCCTCACATGATTTAACTACATGAGACTTTTTAGGGTGAGAAGGCGTACGTTTGGGGGCGTTGCAAGACATCGCGGCCTTGTCAACTTTACCCCCAGCTTTATAATATTTACGCATATTAACTATAAAATACAGTTACGGCGGTAATATTAGTCTCAACCGAAATCCATACATCACTCTCAAAACGAACCCCATTATCAGGAATATTAACTGAATGAGAGTCATTTTGGAGGAAATCAAGGTCAATTAGCGTAGGGCCACCATTACCATTAGTTATGGTTAACCTACCGGGGCCAACATCATCTGTTAACACCTGTAGTTGTCGTACACGCGCAGGGCCAACAGCAAGCGAACCTGTGGTGGTTACACGTTTTGCTTGGACATCAGAACTAGACATTTAAGCCCCCTGTTTAACTAAGAGCTGCGCCAACAGCGGTGACCCAAGCAGCGCCAGTATTGATTACGATGCAGTATTCGTCGTCACCAGCACCGTTATCGCTAACCATATATACAGTACCAACTGTGGTAGTAGCAAAGGCAGGAAGGTCGGCAGTAACTACGACGGGGATTTGAAAGCCATTATCCGAACGGACTGGGCCGGAAAAAGTGGTTTTAGCCATTTTATAGTTCTCACATGTGAGTTAAGGCGAATCTGTCTACATGTCGTCAGCCGGGTCTGTCAGATTCACCGGATTGTTTCCCGATAGGGCTAAACATATCATAGTATATAGCTTTAAGTCAAACATAAAAAAGGAGGCCGAAGCCCCCTTTGGTATAACATATTTGTGTGGGTTAGTAAGGGCTAAAGTTGACTGCAAAAGACCCCCAGACACTAACCCACACAAATAATACTACGCGCCGGGTGAACCAAACACACCAAGTGGGTCAGATACACCAAACGAATAACGCTCACGGGCTTTATATCGGCTGTTGCCGGTATCGAAGTCAGCGTCCATAGAAGTAGCCATTGGGCTACGAACGAAGTGCTTCAGGCCATTAGGTACGTCAGTCATCAAAAACCAACTGTCTGTATCGGTAAGGTAATGGTTAACTGAGTAGCCCTGTGGGACAGATCCGTTGTTGTTGATGGCGTTCAAATCGTTATCGGCAGTGCCTACACGACCTTCGGTCTCCAACAGACGGGTTGCTACGAACTGCAACGCGGGGGGTATAACAAGTTTCTTAGGCTTAGAAGCGATCAAAAGACCACGTTCGTCAGTCCAGCCAGCGATCTGAATGATAGCAGCTTCCAAAGAAGTCTCGTTAAGGTCTGACGCTACCGCAGGGCGGTTAGAGTTAGTACCACCAGAAACAAGTGGGTGTGCAGTAGAACACAGCACAACACCATCGCCGTAAGTAGTGCCAGCAAAAGCGCCGTTCAGTACATCTGCTGCTTTAACTTGCTTGGTGTACGCCATAGCACGAGCCAACGCTTTGGTATAACGAGATGACAAAGAGTCATACAAGTTGTCTTCAATCGCTTCTTCAGTGATTGAAAAACCCATAGCAACGGTTTCGTGCGTGTAACGTGCGCTCCATGCTTCCTGCGCATTGTCGTAAGAGATGGCAGAACCCTCTCCCTTAACAGGTGCAGAACCAAAGCCAGACAGCTTAGTTTCTTCTTCAAAAGAGCGGTCAGAAGATTCAGTCTCAAAAATCTCTTTATGCTCTTCGCCGTACTTCGCGTACTCCAAACCAAACAACGCGTTTAGCCCCGGCAGTAACTCTTTTAGTAATTGTGCTCTTGAAATAGCCATTATTTAGCTCCTTATAAGCCAACAGCATTGGTGCTGCTGCTATAGCCGGGGTTGAATTTAACCAACACATCAGGAAACGCGTCACCAATAGGTGATACGGCACTGACAATACGGAAGGCGGCGGTTGTAGTAACAGTTGTTGATTCAACTGCGCTTGTAGAGTTACCAGTCTGGGTAGAACCCGTAGAGGTACTTTGAGCAGCAGCAAAGAACGTGTTAGCACCGATATCAGACTGATCGGCAGCACCGTCCAGTTGAACTTGGAACAACACATTGGGATCGTCAACAACATACGCCTTAACAACACCAGTGGTGCCAGAAGGGTAGTACTGACTAAAGATCAATTGACCTTGTGCGTTAATGTACTCACAGCCAACAAATACACCCAAGGAACCCGTGAGGGTTGTACCCGTAGGCAATGCGTTTGTTGTGCCATCAGCACCAGTCGCTGTACTCAGTGCGACGTAACCATCGGCACCAATATGAACAACTTGGCCGTTGAAGAGGTTAGTACCTTCTCCAGCGGGATCAATCAAGTACTGAGTAGTAGCACCTGCGTAGGGCAGGCCGTCAGCACGTTTTACAGGCCGTAGCCCGTATGGTGCGGCAGTAGTAGCCATTTTGAATTACTCCAAATAGATTTAGTTTATGTACCTTTACCAAAGGTAACATTCGTTTTCCGCTCATTAAA